CCGGCCATCGCCGGCAAGGTGGGAATACCAAAGCTAAAGAAGCCGTGGGCCGTGTTCGACAAGAAGGGAAACCCCGTAAAGGATTTCAGGCTCAAGAAGGAAGCTGATTCATGGCTTAAAGGTGAAAAGGACGTGGAAGGGTCAGCTGAATATTATGAAGAAATAATTGATTACACGGTAGGAAAGATCAAGCCAAAACCGGTCAAGCCCGGAAAACCCGTGACGGGAAAACCGGAGGATGTTCCGGCGATGTTCTACCGCTCACGCGAGGAGATCATCAAGGGTCCCCCAATCATGAGCGGACAGCAGTGGACGGAGTTTCTTGGAAAACGTGGCATTCGGGAATCGGAAATGATGGACACGTCCATCGGACCGTGGCTGAAGGCCAACAGCGGCAATCAGATATCAAAGGTCGATCTCGTGCGGAAGTTTGATTCGACCGCACCCACGTTCAAGGTGGACATCCTAGGAAAGGAACACGACATTTCACCGCGATTGAAGGAGATAGTCCAGCGGATGGATCCGCAGGCGTACTCGCCTGAGGCGGGAGGAATCATACGGTTCCTTCAGCAAGGATCAAAGAATATAGGCGATCACAAGGAGATGCCGAAGTTCCTCGCTAGCACGGATGATCTTTTCGATAAGATGTACGGAATCAAGAACGTGACGTCGGAGGGAATTCCCGCGACTAACGTAAGCGTCCCTTATGAGATAAAACAGCTGATGACGGACATGCTGGGGGCGACTAGAAGGCGCGGAGTCGGAATGGAGAAATCCGCGTTCGTTGATACGCCCAGGTGGGAAACGTCACAGGTTCTTCCTGGAGGGTCAAATTCAAGGGAGATGCTTTTCAGGTGGAAACCGAAGGGTCCGCGTACGGCGGAGCCGACATACAAATACGCTCATGAGTTTGGAGCGGCGAAACGCGATAACGCGTTCATGCAGGTACGCCTCTCCGATCGGATCGATGAGTACGGAAACAAGTTCATCTTCGTGGAGGAGATTCAGTCCGACATGCACCAGCCGATTTCGGCGGCTTTAAGAAAGATGAGAAAGCTTGAGGCGCAAGGTGACACGAGTTCAGCTGCTTACAAGGAAGCGCTTAAGAAATCGCGCTACGCGCCAAGAAAGGACGTGGAGGTCGCGACGGCTAATTTGGAGCAGATGGCGAACATACAAAGACAGATAGAAAGGCTCCTGGCGACGAATCCAAAGTCGGATAAGTTGCAGAAGCTCTACGCGGCGAAAGAGGAGATAAGGGGAATTGAAAAGGCGAAGGGCGCGGTTGGCGACCACAGCGGCGTTCCTGAAGGTCCTTTCAAGAATTCACAGGATTACATGGAATTCGCAATTAAGTATTTGCTTCGTATGGCAAAAGATGGTAAATACGACGGTGTGGCTTTTTCAACTCCGGCAATCAAGAACAGGGGATTGCTGCCGGGGGACAAAAGCTACAGGGGGAATCTAGAGGCTTATGGGCCAATTCTTAACAACGCAATCAAGAAGGTGCGTGCGAAAACAGGCGCCGACTACTTTGAAACGGCAATCCAGTCAACGCACAAGAACAGCACTGAGAAGGTCTTCTACAACGTGCCGACGCTGATGATTAAAGGAAACCTGAAAGCGGCTGAGAAGATCTCAAAGGGACTTCCGGCGTACAAGGACGGCGGACTGACAAAGACGGTTCCGCCTAAAAGCGGACCGGAGCCGTACGGCATTTTGAATGACGTGGTTCCACCACTAGAGGTTACATAATGGCAAAAAGAAAAAATCCAAAAAATAACATAGACAAGGCGATGGAGGCATTGCAGGGCGCACTCGACATGGACGGAGTGGGTCAGGAGATACAGCTGCCGGAACAGGTGGTTGATTTCGAATCGGACGTTGAATTGACGGAGACACCTGACGGTGGAGCCGAGGTCAATTTCGATCCGAACGCCCCCGTTGATAAGTCACAAATTCCTTTCGACGGAAACCTCGCGGATTACGTCGATGAGTCAAAGTTAGGCAAATTCTCAAGTGATTTGCTTGCAGCATTCGAAGCGGACAGGGAGTCAAGGAAGGACTGGGAAGACACCTACGTCAAAGGACTTGACATGCTCGGTTTCAAATATGAAAACCGAACCCAGCCCTTCGAAGGTGCGTCAGGGGTCGTACATCCTTTATTGGCTGAATCTGTAACGCAGTTTCAAGCCCAAGCATATAAGGAACTTCTCCCCCCAAGCGGCCCCGTACGTACCCAAGTCATCGGATTGCAGACTCCTGAAATAATGGAGCAGGCGAAACGAGTGCAGGAATTTATGAATTATCAAATCACGACGGTGATGAAGGAATTTGATCCAGAGATGGATCAGCTTCTTTTCTATCTGCCGTTGGCCGGCTCAGCGTTCAAGAAGGTCTATTATGACCCAATCTTGGCACGCGCCGTATCCAAGTTCGTAACGGGCGAGGATCTTATTATTAATTATATGGCAACGGACCTGGAATCTGCAGAACGTGTTACACACATAATAAAGATGAACAACAACGAGCTGCGTAAAATGCAGGTGAGCCAATTTTATCGCGACGTCGAGGTTCCGACAGGAACCGTCGATCCGTCGGAGGTCACCGAAAAGGTGAATACATTGGAGGGCGTGCAGAAGGAATACGCCTCCGATGATGACGAACATGAAATCCTGGAGATGCATGTCAACGCTGACGTGCCAGGATTCGAGAATGAAAACGGCATCAAGATGCCGTACATCATCACCATTGACAAGTTTTCACAAATCGTCCTGTCCATAAGAAGAAACTGGAAGGAAGATGACAAGGACGTTCACAAGACTTCTTATTTTGTACACTACAAGTTCCTCCCAGGACTGGGCTTTTACGGCTTCGGTCTCATACACATGCTGGGTGGGTTATCGCGAACAGCAACAAGTGTTTTGCGGCAGTTAATTGATGCTGGCACACTCGCGAACCTTCCAGCAGGCTTCAAGGCGCGTGGAATGCGAATACGCGACCATGACGAGCCATTGCAGCCGGGGGAATTCAGGGACGTGGACGTGACGGGAACTTCCATCAAGGAATCACTCCTTCCACTTCCTTACAAGGAGCCTTCACAGGTTCTATTCGCTTTACTGGGATTCGCGGTTGACGCGGGAAAATCATTCGCGGCGATCGCCGACATGAAGCTTGGTGAAGGTAATGAACAGAATCCGGTTGGAACCACACTCGCTTTATTGGAGCGTGGAACTAAAGTCATGAGCGCGATTCACAAGCGCTGCCATTACGCGCAGAGGGGCGAGTTCGCTCTTCTCGCAAAGGTCTTCCAGCTGTATCTTCCACCGGAATATCCTTATCAGGTTGTAGGTGGGGATAGAAAGATCAAGCAGTCGGACTTTGATGACCGTGTGGACATCCTGCCGATTTCCGATCCGAACATCTTTTCAATGGCGCAGCGAATCACGCTGGCGCAGCAGCAATTACAACTGGCGACAATGGCGCCGCAGCTTCACAATATACGTGAGGCGTATCGAAGAATGTATCAGGCGATGGGGGTTGACAATGTTGACGCCATACTTAAACCTGATCCGGAGCAGCCGGAACCAACGGGGCCGGCGACTGAGAATGCAATGGCGATGAAGGGAAAAGCCCCTAAGGCGTTTCCATTCCAGGACCATTCAGCGCACATACAAGGACATTCGGAATTCATGTTCACGCGCATGGTGCAGATCAATCCGCAGCTTTACTCAATGCTGCAGTCGCACATATCAGAGCACATTGCCTTGATGGCGGGACAGCAGATTCAGGAACAATATAAACAACAGTTTCAACAGCTGCAGCAGGCGATGCAACAGGCGCAGCAGAATCCACAGGCGCAGCAGCAAGTGCAGCAGATGCAACAACAGATGGAACAGCTGACGAACGAGATGGCGGCGAAACAGGCGCAGCTCGAAGCTAAACTGACCGCGCAACTGTCACAGGATGAAGAGGCGCGAATGAGCAAGGAGCCTAAGGATCCACTCGTGAAACTGAAGCAGCAGGAAATTGACTTGCGGGCGGCTGAAGTTCAGGCTAAGATGCAGAAAGACATGATCATGGATTCAGAGAAGATGGATCTTGAACGTGACAAGCTTGAAACACAGACAAGCATTGACATCATGAAAATGGCGACAGAAACTGATAAGCAGCAAAACGCCGAAGCAATGGCTATGATGAAGGAGAACATCATCACTTCCAGAGAGGCAATGAAGGAACAATCAAATGAAAGAATCGCAAAAAACAAGGGAAATGGACAGGGCACTAATAAAAATAAGTGACAGCATGAAGAAAATTGAGGATCTCGTTCGAAGCGAGATCAAGACTCAGGAAGACTACATGCTCGTGTGCTCGTCACTCATGGCGGTCACGCGCAACATGTATGCTGACTCCTTGGGACCGCACGACACGGCAAGAATGTTCCAGGCGGTAGCCGACAGTTTCCACGCCGTTGAGGAATTCTTAGGTCAATTCAGGCCTGAAGAAAAACCAACCATACATTAGGAGATATCATGCCGTTCAAGTCAGAAAAACAAAGAAAGTACTTATGGGCGAAAGAGCCTCAGATCGCCGAGAAGTGGACGAAAGAGCATGGAAGCAAGATAGTTAAGAATAAAGGGGGCGTTGTAAGCCCCAAAGGAATGGGACTTCGGTCCAGATGGCTAAAGGAGGAAAAATAAATGCCAACAGTAGGAAGTAAAAAGTTTCCCTATACGTCTTCAGGCGTCAAACAGGCGCAGGATTTTGCCAAGAATACAGGGCAGAAACTGCAGATGATTAAAAAAGGGGGAAAGGTCAAGAAGCTTAAGAAAGGCGGAAAGACCAAGAGGAAACACCATGGAGGTCGAGTAAGTGGTGGGATGAAAGATAAACAATGTTAACAAGGAGGTAGACATGAATTTATTAAAAGATTTATGGGGACATCTCAAAGAATGGAATGAATGGAAATTGAAGGACTGGATAAAAGCCGGAATTTTAGTGGTCATAATTCTTGTTGTCCTTAAAATCATAATTTTACCGGGTGCATAATGGCATCACGCGACGAAAGAAAAGCGCGCAATATTTATAATGAATCTCTGCGGCGTGCACAGGCGGGAGACACGAGTTCCTACGTTCAAGGAGAAATGCAACGCTATGGAATCAGTGATCCTTCCACGGCGCCGTTCAGGGGTTCAGGTGCAGGCAATTTAAACCCGGCAATAGACGCCGGAAAAAACTACATAGGCGGTTTGTGGGGTGGTGCTCAGAGAGGCCTTGACGCCTTGACGCAAGGGGTTGCGATGGCCAATGAGAACGAGAGTTGGTTCAGGAGGAATGCTCCCAATACTAAACGACACGCTGGCGTTCCAATGAACGTGCGTGAATCGGTCATGACGGACCGCGGCAAGGCTTTTTATGACAAGTACGTAAAACTAGCCGGATTGATTCCTGATGAAAAACAGTATTACCTGGATCAGGCGGACACGGCGCGAAGAAACCTGCAGATTACAAAAAGAATTAATTACGGCATGGGAGAGCTCGGCCTGGATGAAACACCTTTCAAGGGGTATGAATCCTATCATGATGGTTCGCGCTTCGACATCGACAGGTTCAGCGAAGCGATGTCCGAGTACCTACCCGGAGGGGAAGAGATCACGGAAGACATAACGGAAACAATTAGTTCCCCACATGAAATCGAAACAGAGACAATTGGAGAGCCACCTCTTATTGAAGAGGAGCCTCTTATATCTCCTCCTGGAATCGCTTATCCCGGTTACAACGCGGATATTACCATTACGGATTTACTACCTGAAACTTTTGAGAAACCAACAGACGAGATATTTGGAGATCCAGAAATATTCAATAAAAATTTTGAGCTGTGGACTCCTTTCGGGGATCCTTCGGATTACCCGGAAATGTTCGGTGGCGCTGCAAATGCATATGAATTATATAAACAACTTGAAGAAGCGCATGGCATAAGTGAAGATGAACTTCTGCAGAAAATGATAGATGAAAAAGTCATTAAGGAGAGAATAGACGATGAGCTTCCTATTTTACAAGAACCATCACAATTACGGCTTGAGGATAAAGTGAAGAGAATGTCGTTGGAAGAATTAGAAGGATTAATAGAGGATCAAGAATATTGGTCAGGTGACAGGATCGACATATAATGTACCCAGGCAATCACACAGAGAGCGAAATACTAAGCGTGCCGCGCAATTTGAAGACGCGTCCAGGCGCACCGGAAACGCACCTCGCGTACATAACAGACGACGAGGCCGATCTTCTGGAGATATACAAGCCGGACACTCCGCACAAGGGGCCGCATGACGTT